GCAATAGGCGGATGGTTTTTGGCGTCGGCAGCCATAGCTATGCCAATCTCTGTTCGGTATTTGTTTTCGTACAATTGGTTTTTGCTAGAATCATTTGTAACCGATATAGCAAAGTCGGCGGCTAATTTATACTGAAGAACCTGCACAAAATACTGAGGGAACGCAGAGGCAGAAGGGCTAAACGTATAATCACCAACGAGTTCACTTACATTTGTATATAGCTTGTCTTCAAATATCTGATAATTACAATTAGGAGTAACGCGCCATAATGTAATTAAATCGGTAGGCAGCTGAAACGCATACTTCCAGTTATTCGGAGGTGTAGCGGTTAAGCGATTGAATGATTGCTGCTTGACTGAAAAGCGCCAAGTGGTTGTACTAAGGAGGTATTCAACGGCTGTAGAATAAAGAGCTGAGCCTACTGTGGCGCCTGCACCCTGATCTGGGTCTAGGCTTGAAATTGGCGGGTGACCTATCAACACCAACGCATTACTAATAATATCTATTTGGCTTGACATAAATACCCCGAGAGATAAAAGGGGCCGAAGCCCCTATAATTTAAGCAGAAGTAAGACCTTCGCCGACAGTGTACGTCGAACCAGATACGGATATTTCAGATAAACCGAAGCCATCAGAACCGATGATAATCATGATGTCACCGTCACCTAAGCCAGCATCTACCGCGTTATTAAAATAACCAGAGCCGCGAATCGTGGCCAGTGTAGCAGCCTCCTTGTACTTCCATAAACGACCAGATGCGCTATTTGCACTGGCGAACATTTCTAAATTGTCAATTGAATATGCCATGATTTAAAACCCCTTACCGAGTGTAGTTGATACGGATAACGCCAGCATTCTCGCGAAGCACAGCACCAGAACGAAGCATACCAACTGTTAACCAGCTTGTACGCGTTGGCACATAATCAACTTTAGTCATCATGTCGATGTTACCAACAGCATAACCTACGGAGGCTTTATGCCATGCAAATGCACGCTGATCAGTTGAGATAGGTAAACCACCTTCAACACGACTACCTAAGATGTGGAACTTCATCCCAACAAAGGTATCGATGTCACCAGAAACTAAAGCTTTAACTGATGCATAATCCGTACTAGTTAAAGTTGGGTCGCCTAACAAGTCACGCAAACCTTTAGCTGTGATAGCAATGTGCTTTTCGCCGTCTTCGATTTCAAGATCACCAAAGCGCTCATTTACCTCAAGCAACTTAGTGAGAGTCATGCCTGTCGCACCTGTGATAATATCTAACCCTGTATCAGCATCGCCAGTAGTAGGTGATGTTGAATAGGTGCCGCCATTGAATGCGTCGATAATCAATTGATCTTCACGACGACCCAATGCTTTAGCGATAGATGTTGCAAGCTCTGACATTTCATCAAAGTTAACTTCGTCTTTGTCGAATATATCTGTGTACTCAGAAGCTAACCAACGCTCAAGCGTGGCAGTCTGTAGAGCATAAGAGATATTCATAGGTGTTACTTCGGCTTGTGTAGCTTTTTGATTGGCTAAGCCTTGGCCCATACGTTGAAAACGGTAAGTATCACCGGTTACACCGGTGCGAATTGTTACTGCATTGCGGAGACGTGCACGTGCTTGATATTGTTGTTTGACTACATCGTCAAACGCCTGGACTGCTGCGGTATCTAGATTGATTGACATAATGTCATTCCTCTTAACGGTTTTAGCCTTAACCGTGTTGCCTAAGATAGGGACGGTTAAAAGCAATAAATTACTTTTAGGTTGTCGCTATCAGGCTCAAAGAGGTATCTGATTTGTTATATTGTAACCCTAGTTATGAATCAATGCAATTATCGCGCTAATCAATGGCATATATATTCAAAGATACCCTTGCTGAAACTTCGGTATTGTTAGTGGTTGTACTAGCAGTCACCCAGAATATATCACCAGCGGTCAATTTAAGTCCGATCGGGTCAGATATTACCTGCGAATTTTCTGCATCAGTATCCATTTTAGACCTAAATATTTCGTAAGTTGTTTCTGTTATTCGACTATAAACATGAATCTTAAATATCACCCTGGGAGAACCACCACCACCGGACAACCTTAATGCGCTAAGTAGGATGTATTTTATTGTTGCTACTGAATTTCTAGGGATTTCTGCTAGCACCTGTTGAGTAGTACCGGAAGAAGCGGGAATGAATGCCTCGACATCAGCTGTCGACGTAGCCGTTATCGATATGTCCCCTGCATTGGTGTTAGCTGATCCGCTCGAAAGAACCACGCACCTATTAACATTGAGCGCCGTAAAAGCGGTTATGTTAATTCCAGTCGCACCCAGCACAACGGTAGCCTCTTGTAGATCTTGATTTGCATCAATATACGTAAACAATAAAGACAGCGCGCCTGTCGTGCCGCTTCCATCTGTGGCGTTATCAAATGCAATTGTTAAGGTTGATGCAACGGATAATATGGCCGGTGTATTTGTTGTGTTATCAGCGATAATAAGGGCGTCGCCATCAGCAACATCTAAGTCATCACGATAGCCCCACTTATTCAGTATTGATACGCCAGCCCTTAACCCTCTTAGAATATCATCTTGATTGTCCGAAGGCCGTACAGGTATCGCATCTTCATCTCTACCTATCCGCTTATTTAAAGGGGTTACTCTTGGTCCATTGTAATCAACAAACGATGCATACACCTCAAGCACAGTCTGCGTAGTATCACCATTAACAACACGAAGCCGATAATATGACGCTATCGGTGAGACTATATGGGCCTCCGTTAAGTTTCTACCGAAAGAATAACCTAGTGGTGGCTCGGTAAGAACGGTGTCACCCGTGGGCGTATTTGAATAATCAACAAAGATAGAGGTTAATTGATCACTTACGGCGTTAAACCTTAACCTAATGTCTCGCCCTATTAGCTGCCATTGACCAGTCCACGTACCACCGGCGCCTAAAGGCGTTGTTGTTGAGTTTAATTCCTCGAAAGGAGTTGAATTTGTATCTGCCATGAGGGCTCACCTTTGGTATGATGTGACGGCCTCAGGGGTTATCCGGTAGGGTGAGACTACCGGCCTGAGGCACCTTATTGTACTGTTGTTTTCTATCTGGCGCCAATAGTTACATTGTGAGGTTGATTGCCATACATTTGCGCATATAACCCTCGAACCTTAGCGGCATACTCTTTGTCTGTACTCATTTTTGGATTGCCGTATTCATCCTTGGCCATTTGCATATCACTCAATTCTTGCTTAGATATTGAGGGCGCAGGTTGAACTTGATCTACTTGTCCAGCATTGCGAGTTTTGGCGATCAAAGCCTCGATTGCTCCAACAGCTCGAGCGGATGTTAACGAGTCCTCCAGGGCCTTAGCGGTTTCAGCGTCTAGATTGTTTTTGGACCAGTCGCTAATATTCTCAAGACGTCGAGCGCCATTCTTACCTAAAGCCTCAAACTCTTCTTTCCGTATCTCCTCAAAAGATTGTTGATCAGCAAGCAAGCCTTTGAAGTGCAACGCAGCAAGCTTATTAAACGCCTCGCCGTTAATGCCTAACTCTTTCGCCATATCTTTGAATTCGCCTATCAATGGATCATCGGCGAAGTCTTCCATATTAATACGGTCGGCCATTTCCTCTGGCAACTCGATAGTGTACTCATCAGGCGCACCAGTGAAGGCGCCAAACTTAGATTGCAGCTCCTTGTATGCTTTAGCCTGCTCTATAGCGGCCTCCTGATCCGTTCGGCCTTCCTTGCGATACTTATCAAGAACAAAGTCGAGCTTATCCTGAACGGCTTCTGGCGTTGCTTCTGGGGCTGCCTCAACTACATTGCTAATAGTTTCCGGCGTCTCTGCTTGTGCTTCTACTTCGGGCGCGTTATTTGCGGTATCCGTCATGCTTGATCCTCATAGTATTTAACAGCTTTTAGTATTGAGCGTATAAAAGATTTGTATCCCTCATTTATGCCCATAGTAACCTGGTCGTCGCCTCTGGATACAGTCGGCGACCAGATTAAAACCTCTTTCCATCGATCTAATAGTTTCTGCCCATGCTCTGAGCTGAACACATTATAAACCAAAGACGAATCCATTAGTGCTTGTTTGATAAACGCATCCTGTGAAGCCTTGGCATCCTCTTCCATTTTATCTAGGGGGTGTCTATCGTTATTCAATTGGTGGTCCTCCCTGTGGTTGTTGCTGTGCTTGCTGTTGCTGCATGATCATCTTAGTGGCCTGCTCTATCTGCTCAGGTGAACGCGCAAGCTCTTCAGGTAGATTAAGATTACGCTGTAAGAACTGCGGCACAAACTCTAGCGCAGCTCCAAGCATTTTAACTTCATCCGGTAACTGTTGCATGGCATTTAAGAACACGAACAAGTGATCGATGTTTTCTGTTTGCTCAGCACTTGCCAGCGGCGATGACATTTTGAGCGTAACCTCACGGCCATCAACCTCAATAGGCGGTATCTTGCCAGCCAATGCGAGGATTTTACTTACACGCGCCACCAATGGAAATACAAACTCAGACTGCAATCGACCAAAGTTAGCGCCTCGTTTCTTGAGCATATCCTGCTGACGAATAAGGTTCTCTGTTGCACTGCGCACAGGATCAGACAGCTCGCCTAGCGGATCAGCAAAGAACACCTTCTTGATGTTGTTTTGCATGTCTTCCATGATGAACTGACCCACGCGCAAATCACCGCCTACTTGCATTGGCACCAATGGAGGGTTGTTAGTATCAGCAACAGGCATGATGATGCCTGGCTGTATTCGCGCTGAATGCGGATTAAATATACCATCACTAGCGCCCAACATTGGAGGCGTCATCGTAAGGGCTGCGTTCTGTAACATGAACTCTTTAACTTTATTCAGCGTGCGGACATCAGCCATAGCCATGTCGGCAGGACCACGACCGTATGTTTCGCCAGACACCTTGGACCATCGGTAAACAATAGCGACTGGACTATCGCCATACGATTGGTGGAATATAATCTCATCATCCCACATCACGACCTGGTGATAAGTTTTATCTTTGAAGTTGAACACCTGTGAGCCATCGATAATATCAACGTCAGACGTGGGGTTTTCTCTTACTGTTCGCTCCTGCTTAGCGTTTAGCTTAGCTTCAGGAAACTTGAGCATTATCTCTTGGGCTTTGATCGAGTGCTTACGAAATACTGTATGCACCTTGGCCATCGATGTAGGCTCAGGATATAACTCAGGCAAAGGAATCGCGGTGAATTTAAGTAATGGCTCGTCGATGTCGTTACCTTGCTCAACAAGAAGGCAGCCCATACTAATAGCCATGTCTTGATGGGATAGGTTTATTTGGCTAGAAAAGTCCGAGTGTGACAGGTACTTGAAAAACGTACTCGTTGCGGCTTCTAACGCCTCATTAGCTGCATCTTGCTCATCGTCCTGAATATCACTACCAGCTTCATACTTCATCCACTTGGTGGACTCTGGAGTAATAGATGATGTGATCACAGATACGAACGTTTGCAATGCCTCAACGCCAGTAGAATCGTAAAGGTGTCGATTCTTACGCTGACCAGGCGAGTGAAAGTTAAACGTCTCACGATTTGGATTAAAGAACTCATACATATCTTGCAGAGTTGAGCGCCACAATTCACGCCTTTCACTAGCAGACGCGAATCGTTTCTTTATTTCTTTGGCCCCGCCAAGGCCATTAGGCAATGTAATCATCGTGATGCAATCAACGATTGGCGGCCACCGGTTTTACGTAATAACTTTCTACGCCCTGCAACATCATCAGCCTCAAGCAATGCCATTTGCTCTTTCTGAGACTGAAGCGCTATAGACTCCTCCTGTGTTTTCTTTTCGGCGTCGGCCTTGTCTTCGTTTCTAGATAGTGTCGACTCAACAAACAGGCCCTTCTTCTCTGCCTTTTTATTGAGCTTCTCCACTTCCTTCACACTCTTCTGCGAAAGCGGCTCATAAGGCGTGCTAGCACCTAAAGCCTTTATACCTACATGCCGCACCTTCTCTGTTGCCTTAGCCATACCGTCCACCTATTAAGCCGTTATATAATTGTTTTGGGGTTAACGTGAAGAACGACTTAATGCCAAGCAACGCCTTGACTTGTTCAACACACGTAAAGAAATTAACCGTTCCTCGTGCCTTCATTGGATACTTAACTTTAACTTTTACAACCTTGGCATCCGGTCCAGCTATCATTTGAATTACTGGATACTGACATTTTAACATGATTTTCACGTCTGTCATATTAACCCGTGGCTGTATCACTAGCCATTGAAAATCATTAAGGTCTTTAACTGCGTACACATGCCCCATTGATCTATCAACAAAGCGGTATATCCAGTGATCGTACTTAGCCGCATCGAACACAATATAGTAATTTATATCGTCATCAACTTCAGGCGGGCGCATTGAATTCATCACTATAAGGAACAAATACCATAGACGGAATCTTGCCGCCTGCCACTACATCTATACGCTGATATATCCAGCCACCAGGAACGCGTATTATTGTATAAATTCCTTTTATTAGCGGCTCATGCAGCTCTAGATCGTATATTGACTTAGCCATTAAAATACCTCAAAGCTTGAATATGCTTGAACCGGCTGACTCATTGCCGCCCTATCTGGCAAAGCTAATCTATCTTGCCAACCCATTGCAATATATCTAAATGAGTCGGCCCCATGACTTGACCAATCATGAAGCGGTGTATCACGGAACATGCCGCGCTTCTCGTCGTAATCATATCGATACTGAGATAAGCATTCTATCCCGTACTTGCATCGTGTCTCATCTATCCACACGCGAGAAAACAGCTTTCTTGCTGCTTCGATACCATCAGCCACCTTATGCTGCTTGACAACACGAAAGTTAATTCCCATTTCTCGAGCTGTATCACGTCGAGATTTGCCATTCATTAGTTCACGCACTTCAATATCATGTGGTGCAAAGTGGTCACCGTATGAAACGCCGTTGTCGCGGGCGAAGTTTTTTAGATATTGAATGTAGTGAGCCATGCCTTCACCTGAGTTCTGATAGTAGTTGATCAGGCGAATCTCTTTTCCTATCGCCTGAACAAACCATATCGTCATTGCATCACTAATACCCAAATCCCAAAACGTATGAACGTCGATCTTTGTTTCTATTGGCACAAACCCTATGCGCTTAGTGGCCATTGCTGCGGCCATCTCTCTTCCGTATACGGCACCCTTGATTGCAGCAGTCCATGAACATTCATATTCTTGCTCATACTCTTCGGGTGTCATTATCTCTTGAGCGTCGATCAATTCCTCTTCTTTCACTATCTTTGTTTCTGAGGCTTTGTAGGTCTGAGTGAACCACTTATCGGATGAGTCGGCCTTACTGTATAGCTCGTAGAATGAGTTCTTCCCCTTTGGTGTACCTATGAATATTGCCCAACCTTCACGATCGGACAATGCAGGCCTCAATACTTCACCAAATAAACTAGATGGCATTTGTGCATACTCATCAAGAACAGCACCATCCAAATATAATCCACGTAGCGCATCAGGTGAATCACAACCAAATAATTGAATGCGCCCATCGTTAGGGTAATCAATACGTAATTCAGACTCATTGATCTTTATGTCGGGTATGCCGCGAGAGTAATGCTTTAGATAATCCCATGCGATAGTTTTAGCTTGCTTATACGTTGGGGCTAGGTAGGCGTAGCGTGGACGCTCTTTAGTAGATGTGAGGCACTGCTTTAACAGCTCATTGATAGCGAAAACCGTCTTGCCAAAGCGCCTATGACACACAATTACATTCCAACGCATTAGGTCAGAATGTATTTTCTTTTGCAGCTCACGCGGCTTGTACGGGATTACTATTGTTGCCATGTGATAGTCAGCCCGCCTTTATGCTCGACCTCACCCTGAAGCTCTACGGCCTTTAAATCTGGTAGTGTTTTCTTGAGTAATCCTAGCGCCGCAGCAACTTGACTTGGCGATAATAAATCCTCATCCGCATGTATATGATTATCAAGGCGTTTTATTAGGTGGGTTGTCCGTATTTTATTGCGTGTATTTTCGTCGCAAGTTATGCGCCTTACGCGTGCGCTGGACTTCTTTTTTACCGCCGGAGTATTACTATCTGCTACTTTTTTTGTTGTCATTACTCAGTATCCTATATGGGTGAGTTGTTACGAATTTTCGCTTTTAATTAATTTGGATAACGCGCTTCTCATTTCTAGAATTAACTTATCTTCAAGCTTCTCATCATCGCTATACATCATCGAATGATATGTTTGATTACCGTCGCTATACGATACTGAGTGTATCCAGCATAGCTTAGGGCCGCAATATTCAGACTCCCATTTTACCGCTTCTATTGACGCACCAATCAGCTCTTGATGCTCAATAAGGCTTATAGGTATTAGTGTGGTCGCATAAGCTGTGGCGGCAAACTTAAAAAACCCTCTCCTTGACATACTCATCGCGGTATCCTCTCGGGCGCATTGTTATAATGTAACGTTACTTACGGAATTTGCTCATATGCTTAGGTGATGGGTCCCACGGCTTTAGGTTGTATTCTGTAGCCATGTTTCGATTACCTGTTAACGCACATAGATTGCTGATCATTAGCTCCAAGTTCTCAATTCGCTCCAACGCACTTAAAAGCAAGTCATCATTGCTTGATTCCACTTCTTTCTTCTTTGCTTCTGCCATGCCAATTCCTCGGTTTTGATTGTTTGTTATTCTACCATGTATTATGTGTTTGTGTTTATACGCTTATCCAGTTACTCATCATATAACCTCATCATAATTCACTACACTGGGATCGTGCAGCGCTAACCACATAATCATTAGCCGGCTAAGATGTTTAGGTGGAATCCTATCGCAATTTACAGATATAGCTCCATCTAGGTCAATCTGCACAATATCATCCTCTGGCGACTTCCAATAAACACCGCAAAAATTACCGTCCGCATCAAGACAATAATTGAAAAGCCCCGGAAACTTAACGACATTACTCATTTCAAATACGCCTCATACTTAGAATAATGATTACAGTAATACATTATGTTCGTTAGCCTGTGCGGGCTTGGCTCGAGTCTTGCCTTCTTCTCGTCCAGCGTTCGCACTGTCATTGTTATGCCTGTACTGTAAACGTAGCTTCGTAATCTGCTTACGTTTACATTGTGCTTGCTTAGATCAATCTGAATGTCAGGGTATACGTGTTTGATGTAGCTCGACTGGTCTTTGTTCTTTCCGCTTTGCTTGCTCATAACGCAACCTCCTCGGTTCCAGATACTTTTACATAACGCTCATCAGCACCGAGAACACGATTATCCCAATTCTCATCAGTGCTTTCGATCTTAACAAAAGAATGCCTTCTGTGTTCGTACTCTCTTATAGCTTGACGCGTATACTGAATCAGCCACTCGGCTACTTCCTTATCTTTGTCATGACTAATTAGTTCGATTAAATCGACATAATTATTGATCATGTGCTGAGCAGACAGGCACACTATATGCTCAATCATGATATGTGGGCTTCCTGATATATCAATCTTCTCGGCATCGCTAAGTACCTTTTCTTCTACGCGACCAAGATCATCAAGCATCTTTTTGACTTCCGCCGGAATATAACAGGTATAGTATTCATAGGCGAACTTGCCTGCTTGATACAAGAAAGAAAAAAACGCAATCGACAAAACCAAGCAGCTAAACCTCAATATAAATAAATCTAAATTACCGAATACTGCCTCAATCATGATTTCGCTCTCGCACGGTTAAGCTTACGAATAAAACGCTCAGTTATCTTCCAGCTATCTTTATTCTCAAACGATCTGCCAAAAAAAACAAATGTCCGACCGTATGTGCTTAGAGCGATATGCGGTTTCAGTAATAATCTCGATCCCTCTATCACACCATTGTTAAATTCAGACCTGCTTTGTGAATCATGTATCATCATCTACCCCAATATTTTTATCTCTTATCTTGCGCCTAATATTATCCATACCAACATTAAACTTACTCCTATCTTCGAGACTCAACTTATCAAGTCTAGACACAAAACCATCATCGCCTTCAGCAGAAATACGCTTTGCGAATGAAATAAATCTATCTCTGTTCTGCGGATAACAAAGAAAGCCTTTCTCATCACTGTCACCTAATATTCGTTTAATTCCGTAGTACGCCAGAGCAGCGCAAAAAAAGGCAAGCATCGACGCGGCAAAAACTGTTACTACTATTGCGAATACTGCTGTGTAATCAATCATTGCCGATATTACTAATCACGTGATCAATAAACTGCATTTTCAGCTCTGCCATTTGCCATTTAGCTTCCGCCATAGCATCCATAAGCTTGGTTTTTTGCTCAACCTTACCGTAATTAAACTGCATAGTTATGTTCTCTAGGCGCCTATCGATTATATCCATAACATCGCCGACACTTACCTTTTCATCCCTTATAATCATCACTCACCACCTACTACGTCGTCATTGGGTTTACGTATAAAGCGCGCTATCTCTCGAACGTCGGCCTTAATCTCTTTTATGCTGTCAGTCTGCCAGCTATCGACCACACCTTTTGATTGAAAGCTGGATTGAATCTCCGCGATTATTTCTTGATTCTTTTCAGCCTGAGCGTTAGTTCTTGTCAGCTCACTATCACGAATAGCTATATAGCTAATCGATCCAGTGAATGACAGCGCTACAACAATCCACTTGAGCGGTTCGAGCTTATGCCAATCAAACATTCATTATCACTCTAATAAAGTGGTCAGCAAAAGCCACGCCAAAAGGCATACTTGCTATGAAAATAATAATTCCTAACTTATAAGCTTTGGTTCGTAACGTCATAAATCACCCCCTATTTTGTTTGTTTATTGTACCAAATTACGAAAGTTTTCGCACCAATCTTCCCATGACGATTGTATTTTTCTGTCGTGACAAATATCTGTAAACTCAGCACTCCACCAGAAAGCTTTTTGCTCGATACGCTTCAGCTTTTCATTCTCAGCCTTTAGGAGCTCATTCTCAGCTATCAGCTCACGAATATTTGAATCATCTAAGCATGTGCTTGAGCCGTTTATTTCTAAGTTTAGCTTATCCATCTATCTACTCCTCAATTAATCCCAATCGGAAACGCGAACAATAGACTCTACATGAGCCTTATTTAACAGCTTAATAATCTCTACCAATGGCTGGTAAATATCGGCAGATATAGATAGCGCTTGATCTTCGCTAAATCCATCCTCTTCTAGTGACTGACTCAACTCTAACGGTGTTAGCAATAAATCTATCTTCTCTTGTATATCACTCACTTAACTATCCTCCACTTGAAATATTCACGCTCTACTCTACCGCCGTTTTTGTCTATGATTATGATTATCATTTGCATTCCCTCAGTAAGTTACTGTTATCGTTAAGCCGGCAGCAAACAGCCAGTACAGCGCCTTTCGCCAATCTCCCTGCATTGCGTAAGGTACTGCCGCCATTACATCAATTATAATCAACAGCGTTGGCAGTGCCTTTGTGTACTTTTCCATCACTCTTCCCCTTTAGTTTGCCCATGACTTATCGTCAAGCATCTGCTGCGTTGGAATATCTCGCGTACTCTCACCCTGAATGAGCCGCCCCTCTATTCGTGCCGCATTCTTTAGCGCCTCAAATTCTCCCGCAAGCGCATTTTTTGTATAGGCGATATTAATTCCCTTCCAGCCCTTTGTTGTAACAGTCCAATCTATTAGCTCTGTCGGCGTCATACCAACCTCAAAAGCTCTTAATGATTCATTCATAGCTTGATAAAAAGCCCTTGGTGTAAGCGGGCACTTCATGTTTATTCGATGATCAATAAAACCCTTAGCCGCCTCAATGTCGATTTCTATATCTAATCCGTCTAGCTCGATGTTTTTATATTTCACTTGTCGTACCTCTTAGCTATTTCATATTACGCTTAATCGCTTTCGCCTTAGCTTCACGCTTTGCCTTCTTCGCATCGTGAGATTCATTCATTTCAAATTTACCGATAAAAGCATCCATTCGACGATTTAGCTCTTTGTTTGCCTGCTGCCCTAACACCTTCAACTCTTCCTCGTTACAGAAGTCTAGAAGCGCCCTAGAGCGCCCCCAGTATTCAGGCCTAAGCATTAAGCTTTTCCAGTTGATTATTTGCCTTAGCTGTAGCAACAACCATTTCGGCGAACTTATTCGCTACATTCTCGCGAATACCGGAATTAACCGCTTTTGTTATCTGGTCATCAATATCCTTACTGAATCCTTTCATCTTCTCAGAAACTATCTCTTCTACCCGCTGACCTGTAAGATAGTTGATTAGTGTCATTTTCGCATTATAGTTGTTGCTAAATGCCCCTCTCTCATCGACCATCTTTTCTAATGTATTATCAAATGTTCGCTTGATTAAATCCCTTATGTTCAGCGATTCTTTAGGGTCTCCCCACTTGTCAGTAACTGTGACCTCGTTCTCCAGCCAGTCATCAGCAAACGCTATTGCTTTTGATTCAATTGATGATCTTGCTTTAGATATAGCCTCATCAATTGCCGCATCTATTTTCTTTGATGCCTCTTTTTCAACCTTATCTAAGCACTGCTTGCTAATTGACGACCTTACGCCATTTATAATTTGATGCTTAACTTCTTCATCAATAGAGCCATCTTCTTCAATCCAATCGATATCTACAGTTATATTCAATTTCATAATATTTACTCTCTTAGTTAAATTAATAAGTTTTAGACAATAGGTTCCCCCTTTCTCCCTACTGGTAAGAATACAAGGCTTACTTATAATGCCTGCTTGTATACCATCAGCTTTATGGGAGTAGCACTCTCCAGTTAGTCGTCGGCAGTCAAAGGGAGACTGTATTCCATTTTTCCGAAAGCGCCGTATGAATTCAATCCGTGAATTACTTTGGTTGGCTGTAAATTTAAGGTTGCTGCTCAGTTAATGTCAGGCTGACCGGTTCGGTTTAGTTTTAAGTCGTGACCGTACGCGCATCTAATGGACTGCGTAGGAAGGGAATAGTGGATTATTAGAAAGGGCGCCTAGCAAGGGAATCGAACCCTTATAGCTTATCTTCTTGAACCATCGTTAATTGGAATCGAACCAAAAAGAATTACACTTTTACCAAAATCTAGGCACAAAAAAAGGCTATTTAATAACAAGCCAGTTGGTAAAGGCTGATCAGGAGTACGGTGAATCCGCGCCTCTGACCTGTTATTAAATAACCCTTACCGCACTTAAATCATTTCTAAAGACGTTACCACACGCCTTACTACATTTACTATTTTACTATAACTGTATTACATTGCAAGCCCTCTATTCGTTCGCAAGGGCTTTTTATTTGGTTGAGACTCTATCAATCTCTTCGATAATTATTATCACTAGCCCGCACATGATAGCAATCAAAAGCCCCGTGCATAAAACTATAACTTTTCCCATCGCCATACCCATGATCGTTAAAATAATACCGCCGAAAGATTGCGCGCATATAAGTTTTAAGTTCTGTTTTTTTGTCCACTTTCTCATAAATACCTCTTCGTTGGTTAACCCTGTTAGCGCAGGGTTTTACTTTATCTCTTCGGTTTCACCAAGCTTTATAAACTCGCTCACCTTCATGTCAAGCTCTCCGCAAACAACCCTCAGCCTATCAAAGCTAATATTCTTTGTGTTGTTGCTGACAGCAGAAAGATAAGCGCTAGTAACACCAACTCGGCCAGATAGATCTCTTAGTGACATATCTTTATGTATCAACGCTATCTTTAGTGATTTTCCTATATTCATCTTTCACACCTCAAGTTAGATTTAAATATATACCTATATTGGTTAATAATCAATACTATTTATTATATTTAGGCAAATAAAAGCCCAAGTTAATGGGCTATTACCTTGGCTCGGAAAAATGCGCGTAACCGTCGAAAGTGCTCGCATGAATCCGATATCTTTAACTATAAGCCCTTGCAGCGTTTATCAATGTTTTTACACTTAGCTACTACTGTTCGGGCCAGAGCTCATTATACTAAATATGCCGGTCTTTCACCAGCGCGCTATCACTTAAATCTTTCTTCTATACTGTCTGTGTGACGGCAGAAGAGGATCAGGTGCCGGCTTCCCAATGCATGTTGCGGGAACCCATCTCGATTTATCCTTCCATCCGTCTCGGCAAGAATCAACCTCATCACCTTCACGTATGATTTCGCCGTGCTTTAATCCTCTATAAACCTCTTCTTTCATAAATACCTCTTTAGTTAATATTAATACTCTTACACCCAAAAACCCCACTTAAGGGGCGTTTAGATTGGTATGCTCCATAATGGAACTAGGCACCTTCAGCGTTTTGAAAGCTATTCTTCATTTCTGCCCACTGTATCGCGTCGTCAACATGGATAAATCTAGCTTGGTTGTGCTTTTCGTTCGGGTTTTCTTTGTTGTATGTTGTAAAAACAGGGTAGCCAAACAGCGGTTCGGTTTGGTTGGCTGCTATATCTTCGTGCCCTCGCTCGCCGAAATTACCTACAAAATAAAAAGGCTTGTTGCTCACTTCTAACCTCCACACTGATGATAAATTGATATTCCCGCACACATCACACTACAGCGCTCTATCAGTAGTACCGCGGCTATAGCGTAGAATGCGATTAGTGAGTATTTAATTGTTTTGCTCATGCTTCACCTCAGAACGGAACAATGTTTAATTGCGTCGATACTCTACAGAACTCACCATCTTCGTCGTTATAATATTTGACTAACTGGAGCGTCCCGTCTTCACCATGCTCAATCGAAAGATTATAATCCTTGCAGAGCTTTTCAATCCTTCCGGCGTGAATCTCAACGTTTTCCTGCTCAACTTTTGCGTAGCTCATTTCAGTATTCATAAATCCTCCGGATAGTCTTCATTAATTGCCGCGTTGTCAGCTCTCTCCGCTGCTTTGCGACGCCTTTCTGTTAGTGTTGGGTTAACGCCATAGGTTCTAGCCTTCTGTTCGTTACAGCGCGCGCATGTGCCCTTGTCGTTGATCTTGATAGTGCAGCCGCATTTGCATGGCAGGCCGAAGTAAGTGCCGTCGTTGGATTTGAAGTGGCCCATTTGCTAAGCCCCGCTAGAATCAAAGAACTGGCGCAATATCATTCTAACCGCCATGGTGTAATTTCCATCACAATTAGCATCAGCGTAATCCTGTATTTTTTTATCTAAAACCGAATCGAACTTTATTAGCTTTTTCATATACTTCCCTCTGTTTGCATGAGTTAAGTATACACTCAATATATATTATGTAAATACTATTTATATATTTATTTTATAGCAGGCATAAAAAAGCCCCCATACGGAGGCAGTGCTACATGGCAGGCTTTGGCAAACCTGTTTTGTGTTTCTTATTGTTCGTCTAGTGTAGCACAATCAATTATTGCGCGGCCTATGATTTCTGGTATTTGAGGCACGACGGAATTTCCTAGTTGCTTACAAGCGTGTGCCATGCCGGGAACCCCATCAACAATGAGCTGAACTCCGGATTGCTTTTCCCAGTCCTGCCAACTGCCATTACCGACCAATGGGCCAGCATTAATTGATGCCCACCTTTTTTCCGCTTCTCCACCATTTGAGGAGATATTTCGTAGTGCCACTTTAGGTCCATTGCCATTGGGGTAGGCAATAATCCACACCCTATCTCTGTGATGGGGGGCGCCAATGTAGCTAGCTGATATACAGTGCCATTCTGCATCGTACCCGATCTGGGCCAAGTCATAGAGAAATCTTGCGAACCATCTCCCTTTGTCTCCACTAAGCAAGCCTGTGACGTTCTCAAAAATTGCGTATCTTGGCAGACACTCGCTAATAACCCTAAGCATCTCGGTGTATAAATTTGTTCTTTCGCCATCAACTCCGACTTTAGTTCCTGCCTGGCTAACGTCTTGACAGGGGAAACCTCCGCAAATAACGTCAACTGTTCCTCTGTATTGCTTTCCATCCAGCGTCCTCACATCTTCGTGAATTGGCACGTCAGGCCAGTGTTTTTTTAATACTTTCTGTGCGTGTTTATCGAATTCACAAAAAGCTACCGTCTCCATTCCTGCGCGCTCAAGACCTAAACTAAAGCCGCCAACTAAATGCCAGAGAACAAATCCAGCACTTTCATGCGGTTGCTCTCTGACTTTATTTTTCCTCCCGTCATAGCTTTTCTCTCATGTGCTTTATGTTTAATATTTTTTTGTCATAAATCCAATGGCAGCTTCGACACATGGCTGCATAGTCATCCAAGTCTTGATAGTTCCCTGTAAGGTTTGCATAGTCGTAATGTTTTGATTCTTCAGTGCCGCATTGTGTGCATTTGGTCGGCTTTCCATATTTAGCATATAAACGCCTATGAAAAGCTGCGTATCCAGCCTCGCCTCCTTTCCAAGAGCTATTATTTTCCCCAAATTGATCCCGCTTTGCTGCCACTCTTGCAGGTATTCCGTGTCGCTTCATGGCTTTAAAAATAGACTTTTGAGATACCCCAAGTTTTTCTCCAATTTCAACTTGGCTCATTCCCCCGATATACATCTCATTAATCTTATCTATATCTATCGGCGGAGCCTGATAATCTCCCTTGCATTTTAATGAGCAGAATCTCGGATTTTTGCTATAAGACTTAAAATCCACGCCGCACTGAGTGCACTTGTATATTGTCATGCATTGATCCTAGCAATAAAAACAATAATATACATCTATTTAGTGGCATTGTAAGCCCGCCAATACCAGAGAACAAATCCAACACTTTTAAAGCGCTCATAACTCCGCCGCTATATTTGCTTTAATCCATTGAAACACTTCTTTGCGGGTGCCCAATCCTGAATACGCCCCGTCGTATTTGATGTAGTAATATTTATCAGCTCGCACTTGGTCGACTTTCATAACTACAAAACCCGCCGGCGCTTTCTGCGATCCAAACTTGGCAATAGTGTCAGGATTTCTGACGAGAAGCTTATCAAGCAATACCTGTTTTTCGTCTACTGCGCCCCAGGTAACCAACTTCAACTTAGGCTTTTTCATTTGCTCGCGCTCAAGCTCGCGATGGATGTCGCTGAATTCGTCTCTCATGTGTTATCCACCAGCGGCTCATCGACACGCAGCGCAATATCTATGCCATTAAATATATGCCAGACCTGATAATCTACTTGTGACAAATTGTTTCTTAGTTGTAGCTCAATATCACGAATCGATTTCAGCAAGCTTTCAGTTTCGCTTGCATCAAGATCATATGAAAATAACTGAGCCTTTTTCTTTCTGTGTAAATTCTTTAGATCATCCACCTGTCACCACCATTTCTGCTAAAATTATTAGAATGCACGGAATTATTCCGAGCATGTAAAATTTAATTATATTCATTTATGTATTTTTTCAATTCTGGGCACCAGTTGCATTTTTCGCATCGATGCATTTCGTTTTTACATTTGCACAATCTCATTCGATTGCATTTTTTACACTCAGTATAGTCGCCAATAAATGACCAGCTATCCGTATGCAATCTAGAATTTTCTTGATCGTCCGCAAGATTAATCATAATTCCTCGATGTACTCATCAACAACTATCCGCGCACCCATTTCGTCAAGTATGCGCTGCGTTGGTCGTGCTTTATTTCGTGCTACTGCGTAAACAGTTGATTCCAGCTCGCCTATTTTCTCAGCATAGATAGCGTATTTAATATGCTCTCGAGTACCTGCCACACGCCCTATATGAGCGTTAAACGACACTCCGAAATTAGCTATCGGCATTCGCTTGTTTTCGTAAGTGCTTAATATGCGCTGTAATATGTTCATACGCACATTTTATGCCATTTGCTATGAAAAATACATGCCGCTCATCGACACGACTAAAATTAATGCAATTAAGAATAGCCCTTCTTTCGTGCTAAGTGTTACTTCGTAATGCTCGCTGCTCTTTGTCTCGCTGCTTTGTCGCGTTTCGTAGTTCACGTTTTATTTCTCCACATTTGATATTAAAAATATACTTTTCAGCTTCGGTGTATAGCTTGCTTCGTAGTTTTGACTGCTCGAGCGCCAGCAAAGATCGTAGGTTTTCAATGCTCACAATCACCACCAACCATCAAATTTTTCTGCTTTATCAGAGCATCAAGATATTCAAACTCATCAAACTTATCTGATATTTTACTTGGCACTTCAACAAATACTCCCTTTCTGTATGAGTGAAACTTAATATCGTTAAACTCGTGATCATCATAATCCGCACTAACAACGATTGCGCTTGATCTGTACTTTATCTCTGTAATAACTTCAAAGCTCATAATCATATCCCCAAGTACTTGTTAACTGATTGAATGAAGTCGGCCGGCGTTAAAGTGCTAACAAACTCGCCGCCCTCGTTGTCGCGCAGATACTCAAGCGTTTCAACGATGTTCAGTGTGTCGATCTGGCTCATCTTGAATGCTAGCTCTGTGCGTGTGCTGTACTTGCCCACATAATAAAGCGTGTGGTCCGCTGCGTTGCTGTCTGCAATTGTTATTAGTTGGCTCACGCTACGCCCTCCTCATCGAAATAATCGATCGTTATATCAAGTGCTGCGCATATCTCAGCAAGCTGTCTGTCACTCGGAATACGTCTGTTAGATTCAATTTCCATCAGCTGACCAAGCGACACACTCGGCAATTTGCTACTAAGCTTGACTTGATTGAGGTGCTTTTCTTTGCGATAAAACGCGATTAATTCTGATGTGTTCATAGTGATTCCTCAATTTTTAGCAGCTCGAAAGGGATTGTTTCTCGGCAAATATTTGCGCACTTGATTTGCGTCTCTTTTCTAGCAGCAGCATAAGCAGCATTTGATGCAGAAGAATAAGCAGCAGCAGAGTCAGCATAAGCAGCAGAAGCATAAGCATAAGCAGCAGCAGCATAAGCAGCAGCATAAGCATAAGCATCAGCAGAGGCAGCATAAGCAGAGGCAGCATAAGCAGTAGAAGCATCAGCAGAAGAGGCAGGATAAGCAGCAGCAGAGGCAGCATCTAACTCCTCTCTTGTTATTTCGCCACTAGAGAATCTTTCAGCAGCGACAAGAGCCGCTATGCTTCTGTCGTCCTTCATCAAATGCTCAACAAGTCTAGCGCATCGAACTTTAGCAAGGGTTAAGACCTTTACGTCAACACCCTGTCTTTTTGCGATCCACAGCATCCAATCTCCACGCTCACAATTATTCCATGCGTCTAATGCTGATTGATTTCCGATGTATTCGATACAATCATCGCACGCGCCTAATTTTTTCAAAAATTGTTGTAGCTTCATAGTGATTCCGCTTTGTCTGTTAGTCGTAGTGATCGAGCAGCGCCAGCTTTTTTAGTGATGTATCCGTCGCGCTCTAGTCGTTTAATTTGTTCTGCAACAGCGTTAGGGTATACGCCCAACTCGCTTGCTATGTCACCCATCGATGGGCTGTATCCGTTTTCGGCTATGTACTTTTTTATAACCGCTAATGTCTTCAATTGCTGCTCTGTCATTTCGTTGCCTTGTTTGTGTGTACAGTGTCAGTATATACAATACGCTCATTCATGCAAGCTGTTTATCTATACAAGTTAGCTATAGATTCACCGATTTTTATGCAAAAAAAAGACCCCGCTAGGAGTCTAAAATGGTGCGTATTTCGTAAAGCTCTTTAAGCCACAGCCTGCGTAGGTTCTTTTGCTTGCTCTTCTTCCGTATCCTCTCCTTCCTCGACGAGTAAGCCATAACCCGCCACCTCTCTGTATTCCATAATATCGCTGTCTGTAATACTGCCGTTGATATGTTTAGCGTGCAGCGTGTTAAATGACTCCTTGATTTTGCGAAAGGCCTCTTTATGCTCCAAGTCATAAGCAGTAATCAAGGCGATCTTTTCTTTTTGATCTTCTAGCTGAGATTCAACCTCAAGAATTTCATTATCAATGTCGTCAACGTTCTTTGTCTCCAAAGCAACATCCTTCTGATGCTGCTCAAGCCGTGATACCGCAATCTTCCTGCGGTCTTCTTTGTGATTCAAGCTTGCTTGAAGAGTGTTGATTGACTGATGAATCTTTTCTAGCATTGTTTCTACTGACATAATAATTTCTCTCTAATTTAGTTGTGCGAATTTTGTGTCCGCTGAAAAAGTTGGGTATTGAATTGGTTTTGAATCAGGCTTGGTGCGCGTAGAGTGATCAACTGTGCAACAGCCCATTATGAAAATTACGTAAAATATTGGGGCGAGGTTTTTCATTTCTTATTCACCCGTGCAGACCAGGCTTTGACGATGCCTTCGCCAGCACCGCCAAGGAAGTAAAACGCTAGAATCCATGCCACAGGATCACCGAGCGTTAAATTGTTCATGCTGGCCACCTCTTTAAGCTGAGCAACGCGAAAATCAAACAATTCACCGTTTGAAGGAAACCAAATCATAGCCAACCATGTGCCAGCAATAAGAACATGGATAAAAACGAATGGCGGAACAACAATCGCCACAGCTAAGCGCTGAACCTTTTTGAATGGTTCATACAGCTTCAGAAACATCATTTTAGCTTTAGATTTTTCCTCTGTCGTCTCCCACATTGCGTCGGCAGTATCCATTAAACCGCCAACAACTTTATCGGAACCGAAAATACTTCCCCAGAATCCAGCCATTACCATCTACCTCTATTAGTGCGTGTGTCGATATGCGTGAAAGTTGCGTATGCTTTCATTCCGTAATCGTCAGGGAAGCGTGTATTTAGGTATTCGTAAACCTCTGAAGCTGGCACATTGCGAACTACGATGTCAGCGGCACGACCGTAAAGATGCTGACTATTAGGTTTGCCGCCTTCATTTTCATTATGCTTTGCGCACCTGCACCCTGAGTTAATTATAATCGGCTCATTGAACCATGCGCGCAATTCCTCAAGCACGTCAAGAAGCTCGGCATCGACAGTATCGAAACCGCATCCGCACTTACACTCGAATTCTTCACGCGTAAAATGTTTTGCTGGAAATGTCATACTTCCCCCAGGTCATATAGAACAGTAACTACTTTTCGACGAGTGACGCCATCGACATCGACATCAATAACATAAACGTCATGCTCAGCTTTCTTTGTGTACTGTGCGCTAATAATAACGCGAGTTCTCCCCACTATCTTGCTAATGCGATCGAACACATTAGTTCGTGCAATAGGCAAGAAGCTATCAATGTATTCTTTGAATGTTTGAATCATGTTTAATCCCTGCTTTAATTACATTCAAATTGTACGATAAATGCTAAATGAATACAATATAAATTATTACGTAACAAATGCTTGCCAAGATAGTTATATTATATTACTATTACCACATCGAAACGATTTATCAAAAGGAAGGCAGACATGAATTCATATACTCCAATTGAAGACGCAAACATCGCAGCATGTAATCAACAGCTTGCAGAAATGGACGAGGGCGCTAAGTGGTTGATAGCTAAAGAGATTACCCTTTCTATTCTAGTTGTGACCGCTTTTATTATTGGTGCAGCAATATGATCAACGCATTAACGCAGGCCGATTTGATGAAACTATTGTCGGGTGGGAAAAGCCTAAGATGGGTGAGAGCATGAAAAACTTCGGCAACGCCATTACACTAATGCGATCGGTTGCTAACCTTTGGTTTGGTGGCGATATTGAAGCGGCATTCAAAGCAATATCAAGCGTGTGCGGTTACACAGCTACGTATTTACGTGCCATTGCAAATCGTTGGTTTCATGGCTCAATACGCAAGACAATCAACGCGATTAAAAGGAGGATGAAGTGAGCAAGTTTTTTACAGCAACAGCGCCATCAGATTTCGACGAGCTAATGTTTCTATTTTGGTGCGAGGATGAAAATCTAGATTCGGCATTATCGTATCGTGACGAATCTTTTTTAAATCTGAGCAAAAAAATATCTGGCTCACGAATAGATTTTAAGCATGATATCAATGCAGATAATTCGATTAATTTTGATTATGCATTTGCATCTTGTGACGATAGTTTTTTAATACCGGTGTCGATATTAAATGACATTAAAATGATAGGGGTAGAATGAAGTGAGTAATATCGTAGAATTCGTTCAAAATCAAGCAGCTCTATTTAATGAGTCGCTATCTGATGAGCGCATAACGTGGGCTAAAGAATCTCAGTTTGCCATTCAAGTTTTGCAAGAAAATAAGTTTTTGCGTGAGACAGCTGAAAAGAATCAATTAAGCCTACAAAATGCGATCATAAACGTTTCGGCTATAGGTATTAGTCTAAACCCTGCTAACAAGCATGCATATCTGGTGCCAAGAGGCGGCAAAGTATGTCTTGACATTAGCTACATGGGATTGCTGCACCTTGCCATGGCAACAGGCTCTATCATGTTTGCTGAATGCAATATCGTTTACGCGAATGATAATTTTAAGCGTGTTGGCGTTGGCATGCCCCCAGTTTTTGATGTTCAAGAATTCACAGACAGAGGTGCTATCGTCGGTGCGTACTGCACAGCAAAAACATGCGATGGTGACTATTTAACCGAAGTGATGAGTCTTGCAGAAATCAAAGAAACCGAAGCAACAAGCAAGGCGAATAACGGCCCATGGAAAACCCACTGGAAAGAAATGGCACGTAAAACAGTTGTTAAGCGCGCATCAAAGTACTGGCCAAAGGTTGATCGTCTTGACCAGGCTATTCATCATTTAAATACTGATGCCGGTGAAGGCCTTACAGTTTTATCGCAAGAAAAAGAAGTCCCTAGCGTTATTGATAACGATCAAAAAATGGAATTAATAGCAGCATGTAAAGATCATGGCGTGAGCATCGATGCGCTATTGAAAGCTGCCAGAGTATCAAGCATCGACGAAATAAATGCAGGACGATTTCAAGGCGCTCTAGGCTGGGTTAAAAAACAGGTGAAAGAAAATGATAATAGTTAACTGCGAGCAAGGGACAAAAGAATGGCTCGAGGCGCGGGCAGGATGCATTACCGCGTCAATGTTTAAAGATGTGCGCAACACTCTAAAATCAGGAAAGAACAAAGGCGGGTACAGCAAGAAGGCCGACGATTACGCTTTTCATCTTGCGTGCGAAAGAATAGCAGGCGAGCTTCTAGACGATGATCAGTTTGTAACGTGGCAGATGAAGCGCGGCAACGATCTAGAGCCTGATGCAAGACTAGCGCATGAAACATCAATGGGAATACTTGTAGAGCAGTGCGGCTTTGTGATGACCGACGATGGCAAGTTCGGAGCTTCGCTTGATGGCCTTATCGATAAAACAGGCAGTAGCGAATACAAATGTTTTACAGCTCCAAGCTCGATAAAGCCGATTCTGCTAGACAAAGATTTAAGCTCTATTACTGACCAAATGCAAGGCGGAATGTGGATAACCGGAAAGGCTTATTGCGACTTCGTTTTGTATTGTCCGCAACTAAAAAAGATCGGGCACGAATTAACAATCATCACAGTGTATCGCGACAACGAATACATTGAGGGACTAGAAAGCGACTTGCTTAAATTTGATAAGCACGTTGAAAATTACGTTGAATTACTGGGGAACAAATAATGTCAAACGATCTAAATCAATGCAATTTTATTGGAAGACTAGGGAAAGATCCCGAAGTCAAATACACGCAAAGTGGTGCACAGATATGCAATTTTAGCATTGCTGTTGGTAGTACATGGAAAGATAAAACGACAGGACAGAAACAAGAAAGAACGGAATGGATAAACATTGAATCGTTCGGAAAGCTTGCGGAAATTTGCGGGCAGTATTTAAAAAAAGGATCAAAGGTTTTTGCTCAGGGGGAATTTGTAACTCGTAAATGGCAAGATCAAAGTGGCAATGATCGTTATTCAACATCAATACGCTTAACGAATATGCAGATGCTTGACTCTCGTAGCGATACGCCAGCGCAAGCGCCACAGCAAATACCGCAGGCGCCGCAAGCACCGCAGGCACCACGCACGCACAGCGCGCCACCGCCTCCAGACATGGACGCATTCGATGATGCCATCCCATTTTAATAACAGCCCTTCGGGGCTATAGGTGAGAACGATGTTTCGTGCATCAGCATATAGGTCTAAATATTACAACGACTGGAGCAATGGAGACGCTTGCTTTCTTGATAGACCGCACATTGCAAAACTGAGAAGCACGGGAAGGTGGGGTATTATCGGCTGGAAACTTGGATCGAACTCAGATGATCAAGGTAAGGCCGAAAAGTTCGCAAAACAACTTAACGATAAAAAAGCTAATTAAATAGGTGATATATGAGAACTTACGAGAGAACGCGACATATAAAAACGCACGATAAATACGGTAACCTAATTGGTTACAAGCCAACAATGTTATCGCCGACAACTAAGGCGGCACGATTAAAATGTACGCTATACAAAACGGAACGCTTTAAAAATGGAGCATAAGATTTGCAGAAATGAAACTTGTCACAAAGCCGGTAAGTCTCAACCGCTGACAGCGTTCTATGTCAGTGTGGCAAATAATGACGGCCGACAATCTCGATGCATTGAGTGCGAGAAAGAAGCAAAGCGCATCAGGTATAAAGACGATTTGAAGCGATTCACCGGGCACAATATCAATAACGATTCTGCGCTACCGAGTCATGTGGTCGGGATACTAAATAAAGCAACGAGGGCGATTCATGAGCATAACACTTGAAAATAAAGCAGTAATGAAAATAAAGTTAGAAAGCGGCAACTACTTGGAGTATCAATTTCCAAAAGGTGCCGACTTTAACCGTGTTGTTGATACGCTTATTGAACAGCGAGACATACTTAACGAGCCATTAAGGTTTAGCAATGATACAGAAGCGTAAATGCTCGATATGTAAGAATTCATACGATAAGAGCAAGTTGTTTTTTGTTGGCTTAAAGTGCTATTGCTCTGCCGAATGTGGCGCGGTCCTTGGGCTTGAGATTCTAAACAAAAAGGATCAGGCACGACTAAAGGAGTCAAAGAAAAAGGAGAAAGCCAAAAAGGTAGCGTTTTACAAGAAAGATTTGCCATGGCAGTTTAAAACAACGAAGGATGTTTTTAATCGAGTTAGAAAACTTCAAGAATACTTGTGGTTCGCGGTTCGCGGTATCGAGCCATATTGTATTTCATGCTTAAAAGAAAAAATGGATTGGGCGTGCGGTCATTATAAAACCGTTGGAAGTCAAGGTAACCTAAGATTTGATGAGGTCAACACATACCTACAATGTAACCGATATTGCAACAAGGGGTTGTCCGGTAATATCTCGGGCAACAAAAACACGATAGGATACACTAAAGGATTGATTCATCGCTTCGGAGAAGAGCGCGGAGCGGAAATAATCGAATACTGCGAGACCAATACACAAATAAAAATATGGACGTGTGAGGAAGTCGAAGCGCTTAGAATGGATTATTTGGCAAAAGAGAAATTACTCAAAGTAGAGCTTGCAGGATATACGGAGCCATGAACCCACTCGAGCAGTTACGCGCATTCTATCAAAGAAACCTACACTGGATTGAGCCGCTTGTGTCTGGCTTGATTCTTGGCGGGTTACTAGTCATGGTTTACTACAAATTAACGGCATGGTCATCATGAGTAGCGTAATAGTAAAAGAACACAGGGAAATAAACGAGCTGCTGAATCGTGTCGATCATGCGTGCACACAGGCTTTATATAACGGGCCAGTGGAGGTGATAATCAAGCGTCCTGACAATCCGCGCAACTTAGATCAAAACGCTAAATTATGGGCAATGCTAAAAGATTTTGAGCCAATAGAGTTCAATGGTCGAAAGTGGAAAGCGGACCAGTGGAAGTGCTTTGTAACGTCTGCGCTCAATCAAGAAATGCCGGCTGTTGGGCTTCTCGGTGAACCTGTAACAATGACGACTAGCACAAGCAAGCTAAGCAAAAAGAGATTTGCCGAACTGATAGAATTTATCTATTCAGTCGGCAGCGATAAGGGCGTTGTTTGGTCTGAGAAAGCTTTGGGTATTTACGATGAATACAATGCGGCGAAATGATCGAGCAAATGCTACTCGATCACTCTTATATTGTGATTAAATAAGCCTAGTCAGATCCGCCCACGCGCGCACTCCAGTCAAATATAAAACCACTTGCGCCTGGATTCTGTCTACTCGATACCGTAAATGTCGTTGCTCCAATGCCAGTTATGTAAATGTTACCTGGGTCATTGGAAGAGTTGGAAGTCTGGACAATATTTATGCTTGAAGAATCAGGGGTAAGGGAAAGCCCGTGTGTAACAGCTATGGTCGTCGTACCGCTTAATATAGTCGCCGACCCCTTTTTATTAGCAACGAAACCATTATTGCTTTTGTATCTGTATTTATCGCGAGACGATCCCGTAATAAAATTAGTAACATTTTGGGTAGCCGTGTTTTGCTCAATAACTCCGCCAAATGAGCTAGACGACACAATAAACGTCGTTACCTGAGCAGCCTGATTACCTTTGATTGATATTGGTGATGCTGCCGCTGTTCTTATTGCTGTGGCTACAGAGCCAACACGCCCAACGAACGTATTACCTTCAACTCTAGGACTAGTAACACCCGCTGCTATATCGACATAATAAAGTAGCGTGCTAATTGCTGGGGTATCAGACTCAAAATAGTTATTTAAAATTTGAGGACACCCGATATCATCTATTGTCGCATCTAAAAATATAGAGTAATCGCCACGCTGCTGCTGAAATACTGAATTAATAACGCGTGGATTCGTTCCCGATCTTATAATTATATCTGCCGTCTCAGATAGTAGCGAGAATACCCGCTCAACATGATTATCATGCGCACCAGAGCCGCCATCACCCGCTAAATCAATACTGATGCCGCATCCCTGTATCCAAGCTCGTCCAATTGAATTAGAAAAGTTAGTCGATAATATGCCCGTACTAGCGTCATTTATGCGTATATGACTAACTGACCACCCCCAGTCCCTCAACCATATCCCACCAATCCCGTTTGAAACGGCGCCACAATTAATAATGCCACCTTTTATAAACTCATCATCACCAAACGTGTTAACCGTTTCCCAAACATAATCGCCGGATGTCATGTTTGCTATGTCTGCCGTAATTATACAGCCGTTGTTGGCTAGTACTGAGCAGCGCTTGAGAGTGTTCTTACCCTTCAGATACGTGCCGTCTGGTATTATTATTGTTCCCGCTCGATTGGTTGTGGTTTCCTCCGCTAGCCAGTCTGCACACGCTTGAACAATCGTAGTGCACGGCGTTACTCCTTTTCTATCTGCCCCGCATTGCAGTATGTTTAACTCCCCAGGCTGATGCTGAAGAACTGCAACATTACCGTTAGCTAAAGTATGATGAATGATGTTATCTACAGGTCGAGAAAACATAACAGCAAATTGTGCGGCGGTTACAATCGTATATAAAGCGCCGCCAACGGGACCAGCCGTAGTTGCCGCCCACCCGCCGTGGTAGCTTGTAGTGTAAGATGTTCGCCCTGAAACCAAAGCCGCCGCCACCATCGACGCAACAGAGTCAAACTTTTCGCTATTCAAATACGCACTAACGTTAGTCGTAGTGGCGTCTATTGTGAGCGATACCACGCTTGCGTCTGTTGGGTTTCCTGATGCAGCTATATCGATATTCTCGAGGCCACTTAAATCTGATTTCCACCGAACATAGTTTTGCGCAACCGGGGCAGGAAGAGTTAAAGACGAGACGCCTTGCTGACATTCGGAAAACGTTAATGATCTTTGCGCTAGATCAATGGCCTGCTTTGTGATCGATATACTTCTATCCAAATCATCGTTAATCGTATCCGGCCTAAAATCTCCGTTGTTTTGGTAGTCGGTAGTGCGGTTGGCCGGTATAGCTGAAACAATCGTTACGAGGTCACCCGAGCCTGTAGGCGTGGATAACGTGATTGATCCGCCACCCTCAACACCAACACCGGCAACTGTATAAGCTGTGGTTAAGTCGGCAGCAGAACAAGCTTGACCGGCGGGAGTTACGTACACATTAAGATCGGTACTAGCGTAAATCTTGTAGGTATAATTAAACACCGTCTGGCTTGCACTTGCTGTGTATTCGTTGCGTACATCACTTGAAGTTATCATTCTGGCAAGCCCTCTCCGGCCTTGGTTACTAGTTCGTTTAATAGTCGGCGTATGTAAAATAGGTTTTGAGCAGGTAGTAATCTGATCAATCTAGCAATATCGCTTTGCGAGAACTCGCCGGATGTTGCGGCGCCTAGCGTTTGAATCATATCCTCGACAGTTCCAAGCGATGGACCCAAAAGGGCGCCAGTTATGTTTCTGCTAGCGTATCGCGACATAGGAGGGTTGCCCATCATTGGATTCACGCCCATGCTACCGCGAGAAACCTTTTCAATAATATTGTTAACATCCCACATATAACCAAAGGCGCCAGACTTATCTAATGACTCAACTATAATTTTGCTAGGGTCACTAGATATTTCTTTGCCTGCCACATATTGTTTTGCACCATAAGCAACACCACCAAGGGCAACCGATATAAGGAAACCATTAAGCGCTTGGAGGTCTGCGTTCTGAAGATCAGCAACAGCTATCTTGTGATGAGCGACAGCAGCAAACGTCTTAAACTGGAAAATCATTTTCCCAGTTTCGCCACTTGTCCATAACGGCTTTTCTCCAACGCCAGGCGTTAATATAGTCCGATCAACATCCTTCAACACTGATGACCTAAATGTTTCTAGCGCTCCTCTGTCATCCCATTTGTGGCCGTTGGATAAATTTAAGCTACCACCATCGCCATGCTTTTTAAATTGTGCGGCTATGCGTGTAGCCATGTCTTTATCTATGCCAGCGGATGCCATGCGGCGCATATTGTTCTTGCTGATTGTCCCGTCTGCAAACTTAACAGCTTGAGTCAAAAGCCGGTCTTGAGTAACAACACCGGAGAACTGTTTTAATGCAGTATTCCACTGTGACATTAACGTGATTTTGCCAAAACCATCAGACATTGATCTAAGGCCGCGCTCAAATTTAGTGCCTCTCGCATAGATGTCGCCAATCTCAGCCATTGAAGCCATACGACTATTAAGAACCATATCTAAGCCTACCGCAGCTTTTCGTGCCTCGTCTTTTGACATCTTAAATACTTGAGGCGAAAACGCTAACGCTTTTAATGCCCTACCTACGGGAGCCAATCCGTTCATAGCGATTGGCCTAGCTAAATCTGGTATTGCTGATATCGTCATACCGCCAAGCATCCGCAGAAAATTAACGTCGCGAATAACACGGCCAGACCTAACGAAAAAACTATTCGGGTCCTGAGGTGTTCTATATGTGCCGCGCAACCTATCCCAAATGGCTTGCAGGTCTCTCGCGTCCGCAGCTTGTCTCTTATTTAGATTCTCCCTTTGCTTCTCCGTTGTAGCTGCCTTGCGCAAATTCTCATAGCCAGCATTGATACGCTTAACAACTTCAGTACCGGTAACCTCGCCATAAACTTTGGCTAGCTCAACGTCTGGCGCCATGGTCATTTTGTATTGACGTGCGACCATATCAATATCTGATTCTAGAAAGTCTTCGATCAACCTATCAGGGATAGTGAAAGACCGCTCTTTCATTGGTCCACGCTCAGACAGCTTTACGTCATAAGGGAGTCGACCAGAGGCAACGCCTGTTACATTCTCGCGAACAGAAACAACAATCTCATCAATCTCGAGATCTGTTATCTTGGCTTCGCCTCTTAGTGAATCGCTTATATTTTTACCGCTAGCCTCGGCGTCATCAAATTTCCGCAAAGCCGATGCTCTAATTCCGTTTAGCCATCCGCGTGTAATGTTATCGAATTCATCACTTTTAGCTATTATCTTTTTGGTTTGATATACGCGCGTAAGATAGCTTGTGGCAGTGGAGACGGATACATCCTTTGGTAATAATCCGGCGTCAATTGCTGCATCCTTTAGCGGGTCAAATAGCTTTCCCCTAAACACCTTGGCAGTTTCTGCAACTTCTGGTATTTCGTGACTATCTCCTCGGCGCATTGCCTTGCCAACTTCGATCCTAAAATCTTCAGGTGTTAGCTTTCCTTGTCGATTCCTAAGAACGTAATCATTAATAGTGGTTTTTGTTGATTTAGCTAAGCCGCTAGTCATTCCCGTTGGGGCTGAACCTGTTCTATATTTTAGATAACCGCTATCTATTGACTGAAGCCCTTCAGCTAGACCAGCATCCCAAAGCTTAATTCTAGTCTCAATTGATCCACCCTCTAGCGTAGTAGATATGCCCTCGACATTACCCTTGGTCACCAATGATGACTCCATCAGCTCAGAAGCGATACGCCGCGTTTCTATTTCTGGGCTGGTCATTGTTCTTACTTGGGGAGATACTCCAATTTTCTCAAGCCCTAAAGCGCCTTTAAGATCAAGCTCATCCATTGTTAGCTGGTTAACTTGAGCTGCACCCATTGATTTTTCAGAAATAGGAGCGTCGTTGAATACCTGTTCAGCTTTTAAAGAAAGATTATCAACCTCTTTTGCTGACAGCTTAGCAAATCCCGCGCCAAGTAAGCCAGACAACAAAGCGGCACCGCCAATATTTAAAGCGGATTCCGTCATTGTTCTGGTTTCTTGCGTCATTTGTTTGGCTGCTTCTGCTGGCAACTCAGACAAAGCACCAAGCGCAGCGGTAGTCCTAAAAGCCTGGCCTGCTGTGGCGCCAAGTCTAACTTCGCCAAGACCGGCTGCCATTGTTACTAGAGTAATAGGGTCAGTTATACCGGCTGCCATCTGCGCTATAAATCCAGTGGCACCAGAAGCGGCTAAAGTCTTGCGGTCGTCAAGCTCTTGATCAAGCTCCATTTTTATGCGAGCGGTATGTGCGGGACTCTTGGAATCAATAAAGCTTTCTGCAAATGTCTCATAGCCTTGTATGTCGTCACCATCAAATGGATCATAGCCATCCACCGGCTCCGGCAATTCCATCAAGCCAAAGCCTTTAGCGGCCGCAGATACAAAGCTATTCTCTTGCCTAAAGCCAGCCATGAAGGTTTCACCAACGCTAGGCGCCTCAACCTCCACAAACTTGGAAACATCCGCTTCAGGTATGCTTTGGAAAGCTCCAATTTCTCTATCTTCAATAAGCGGCATTACTCGACCTCAAAGGCATTTCGTAATTCATCAGCCTCTAGTTTATCAATTTTCTTAGTTGCTAGCATGTTGTTTATCGTGCGAGACACTAAAGGTTTTGATTCTGGCGACGCTAAGAACTCGGCTTTTTCTGCCGATGTCATGCCGATCATTTCATTACTTCGTGACATACCTTGATCAACTTGGAACGCTAATACATTCGCACGGCGAGCCATTTTAATAGCACGCTTTTCTTTGGCGCTAATGATGGCATTTTCAGGCGCCGATATGGCTTCGGAGTATTCTTGTGTTTTTGTAAAATCGGGCTGCCAGCGCAATACATTGCCAGTTTCAGGATTGCGGGCAACATCAACGAAGCCTTGAGCATTCGTTACCATCACTGGGTATGAAGGTTTATTGCTGCGGCCAGTATTGAAGTCTGATGATATTTCAGCGCCAACTATACCCGATGCCATCATATCTTCTGCGAACTGCTCACCCATCCATTTATCATCAATGCCATCGATAGAATAGAAAGCCTCCGGTGCTGACTTCATAAAGCGATCTTTACCATCCACACCAGTAACAGCCCAAGTCTTTCTAAGGCTGCCGAATGCTAGCTTCTTGGCTTGATCTGGATTGCCATCCGTTAGCGTCATAAAGTTTGAGAATGCAACGTTAAAATCAGCTTGCATGGTAACTGGTATTTCTGGCTCTTCGTCGAATGGGTTTCTTGGACTGGGGTCAAACACGCGATCGACTTCGGTTTTAAGAAATGGCGCCAAGTTCTTGCTTTCGGCTTGCGCCTGAATCTTAACAGCTTCTTTTTGCTGCGCCGTCATTCCGTAAGTATTTTTTCGCGCTATCTCAATGGCTTGTTCTGGATCAACACCGGAACGTGTAGCGTCTGCAACTTGCAAGCTAAACGCTCTAGACTCGTCAGGTAGATCACGTAAAGCGTTAGCTGCTGTAGGAAGCTCTTGAACGCGAGATACAACATCAACCATCATCATAACTTGATCAGGATTGCCGGAGCGTGAAGTGGCGTTTACGGTTGATATTACGCGCTCAGGAACAAGGCCAGTGTTTTTAATGAAGCCGACAATGTTATCTACTTGCTGTTGTGCCGGCAAACCTTCCCATGCTGCTGACTCTTGATCGTAGAAAGCATTTACGTCTTTGCGGTCTTGGCTGTTTTTTGCGGGATCGGCGGGAATATCTGGATTAGAAAACATGCGCCCACGCTCAACACTTAGGCCATGATCAATAGCTTTCAGGTTGGCTTTCTCTTCTTTTTGCTGTCTTGCCAGTTTTCTATTTAAGTCGGTTTGAGTGTTTGCGACAAAGCTATCCCACTCCTCAGGCGCAAAACCTTTAGGGCGCTTCATGTCGTCTAGCTTATCAAATGCGGCACCTGCGCCAGCGCTATCGAATGTGCGGAACAAGTCACCCTTGAACCCCTCTTCGATTAATCCTTTTTCAATATCTCGTTTTTGCTCTGCACCTTGGGCGCTATTAATGAAGCCAGACTCAACGCGTGCATCAATAGTAGCGAATGCAGCTAACGCGCTCTCGGCTGCCGTAGTCGCATCACCATCACGAGCAAATCCCAAGGCGTCAGTAGTCGCCGCTTCAATCTGGCGCGATGTCTGCATGTCGCTTTCTTTATGCTGTGCAGCTATCTCGTTGTTTTGCACTTTAATTCGATTGGCATTAATCAATGAATCCATTGAATCCGCAACAACATTTCTAGCACTTGGATCAACGTTGGTTAGCGTGGCCTTTCGGTAGGATTCAATATTGTCATTAAATGCCGAAATACTCTGCGGATTCTCTGCTGCAATTCGGGCTATTTCAAGACGGTTATCAGCATCAATAGATGATACATAGGATGCCATCAAACCCTTATTGTAGGCAGACGAAGCAACGCCACCAAAGAACCGCTCTTCTTTAAACTCTGGATCTTCACCTTTGATGAATGCAGTTTGGCCAGAAGCAAAAGCACGCTGCGCCGTCTTCTGTGCGTGAACCTGAGTTTGTTGATTTGCAAATGCATCAAGCTTATTAGTTAAAGATGACGAATCATAGTTAATGGTTCCCGCTTGCTGGATGTTTACAGTCTCGTTAAATCTAGGCACCTGTTCCACCCCCTGAGCTGGCTAAACTTGATGCTGATTGGAGCAAGCTAAGATTGGCGCCAATGTTTGAGAACACTTGTCGGTTTCTTGCTGATCCACGCATGGCCAAGGTGTTTAGTGAGGTAGAAAACTGATCCCTACCTGTTGCCGTAGCTTCTCGAGTCATTGAGTCATTAAGTATGGTTAGCGGCGAACCCTCAAAAGCGGATATGCCTTTAGCGCCAGCCAGTGCGTTTTGCGATGAAATAGACGTTGCAAGGCGGTCTTTGCGATCAGCCTCGCGCTGTAAAACCTGAAGCTCTTGTTGCTTAGCTGCAACCTCAGCTTGCCCACGCTCTATTTTTGCTTGTGATCTTTTAGTGGCAAAGCTGGCTAAGCTTGATGCCCCCGCTACAATCGCTGCGACTGCCATTATTGCACCCCAACTTCTACGGCTATAGTTAATATTGTCATTGGCACCGGCTCTTCTTGAGTAATCGTAACGGTTGCTATGTTATCCCAACCCATAAGCCATATGTCTTTACGACCTGTTTGCGGGGTAGGGTTGTCAAACTCGTTAACGCCCATTGTCTTATCGGCTATTCTAACAGTATAGCCAAGCGAATTCTTGATAATCATTCCCAAGCTTTCATAGAAATCAACGGTTACCCGGTTAACCTTTTTTGGTTCAGCAAAGTTTGGCCCGTTTTGGAGTGCTTGATTTAATGGCATCGTTTCAATCACTGGTGTAAACAATAAGCCAACCTCAGTCGTGGTGTGATCATCATCTACCGTAACCTGGCCGCCAGAAACAACCGCCGTACCCTCGTAGGCACCGTCACCGACAATTACCACCGTCTCACCATCCAAGTGATCCAGACCTGTAAATACTCCACCAACAGGCGTTGCCTTTTTAACCCCAAGGTCGGTAACCCTATCTGAATTCATTCTTGCGATATGCGTCGATGATCCATTAGCCACCAGCCCAAACAGCTCATCGTTAACCACCGCGGCGTCAGTAAATAAATAATCTCCCATATCCCAAAGCGTAAACCCCACAATTCCCTCTGCACCGAGGACGTTATAAACAAGAATCGTACCATCAGAGTTTACAAAATAGGCGTAGTTGGCATCGATATTCTCACTGCCTCGCGTAGCCGTCATTCTGATTGGATTTACCACAATATGTGACGATAGAATGGTTATCGAGTTGGACTTATATTGATTGCTTACATCTGCCGATTCGGAAAACTCTCTGATAGCTTTACCTGTTCGCTGAAAATAAATAGTGCGACCATCTATCGTAATCGGACGCACGCGCTTAGATCCAAAGTTTGACTGCGATACAATGGCGACATTTTCAGGCGTAATAGGTGACGAAGGGACAAAGAATTCCTGGCCAGTTGTAAATACCTGCAATGACCTGTTTGAGATCATGCCTTGAATGGCGTTCACTTGATCAGTGTCGAGAGTTACATCTATGCCCTCGTCATCACGCGCACGACCTGCATCAAAGTTAAAGAAGTCATTAACAACAGATCCCCACAAAGTCTGCGGCCTGCTAGCTGATCCGCCGAACCATAATCTCCCCTCGTGAAATGTTGTTGTTCTAGGCCAACCACGACCAGCAGACCAGACATCCTCATCACGAGGTACGCCGGCCTGAGTTTCTACGGCAGACACAGAAAAAGAAGCCGACTGTGTAAGTACCGCGGCGCCTGAAATTAGCGGCCAGTCAGCGGCAGAAGAGCCGGAGAATGTAACAACGTAGACGCCACCACCCGAAGACAACACTGAAACGCCACTGTTGGCCGTGTTTGGCAACGCATACAAAGCAGACTCTATGTTTTCCGCTGTTGTGGGCAAGTCGTTAGAATAGATAATCTCTTCAGAAAGTATGCCATCTAGAGAAAGCTTGAATCGATCGGATGTATTCTGATTGGCAAATGTTAGCGTTTGAATATTAGACGTTGGTGCAGGGCTATCGCCATCGTCATAATCAAACTGAGGAACATTTGTCAAAGGTATGGTTGTAATTGTCCAGAATGTATCACTGGTTCTTATTATTTGAACAGGCGGATTTTCTGGATGCGTTCCTATAATATAATCTGCTGTTTGCACAAAGTCATAATCTACAAGCTGTGCAGCTGTTATTGATGTGGTCAGATAGTCGTTACCTGTTCCCGCTATATTGGTCTGAAGTGTTGTTCCATCCTTGTATATGTAGCAACGGCTATCAGCAAAGGCTAAAAGGTATTGCTCTTCCGTAGAGAACTGGAACGACAATAAGCGTATACATTCTGTCGCTGTCGTATCAATGAACTCTGATCCATCCCTGCGGCTCATGCCGCCTTGAATCAATGGCGTTACATTTCGAGCTTGTCGGCACGCATTATAGTAAACGGCAAGATCAACGCGCCCAATCAATCGCGGGTCAATCTCACCAGACGTGAAGTTACTCTGAATATTCCAAACCTTTGGCATTAAAATATACCCGAAGTATAACGAACGTCCGTAAAGGGCCTATCTTGAATGGCAATAGGCGGATGGTTTTTGGCGTCGGCAGCCATAGCTATGCCAATCTCTGTTCGGTATTTGTTTTCGTACAATTGGTTTTTGCTAGAATCATTTGTAACCGATATAGCAAAGTCGGCGGCTAATT